GCAGGCAAAACAAAAAAACCATTGAAAAAATGTGGAACGAAATAACACAGGAGTAAAGAAGAATTATTATATCATAAAAAGGCGTTAAAATTACAGGATAATCCCGGAATAGAATTTTCAGAAATTTCAAAACAATCATTATGGCAGCGTTTATATTAAAACCAAGAGATTATATCCGGTTTGATGAGGAACAGCATATATATCATAACACACAAACTGGTCTGGATATGGTTCCTGTCAGTGATGTGTTACGAAATTTACATGAGAAATTCTTATCAAAAGAGAATAGCATCAGGATAGCAGAAAGCCGGCTTTCGCATCAGGGAGTGAGTTATGACGACAAAGACCTGGAAACCATGGCTGCTGCAATACGGCAGGAATGGAAGGACATAGGTGATGAAAGCACTAATTTCGGCCACAAGATACATGATGTATTACGGCAAGGAGTAAGCGGGACCAGTACAAATCTCGGAGAACATTACAAGATGTACAAAGATGTTCTTGGATATCTGAATGGCTTCTACAATCATACCGAATTTATCATTCCGGACGAAAAAAGTAATGTTTGCGGTACTGCCGATGTGGTTATTCAAAGGAACCGATCGTCGTCAAATTGCATATGTGATATTGCTGATTATAAAACCAATCTTAGAAAAGGAATTGTCTTTGACTCAACCTATACAAATAAATTTGGAGTTAAGGTTAGTAATGGAAAATTCATGTATGGTCCTGTTGCCCATCTGGAAGATTGTAATTACAATCAGTATGCGTTGCAATTGAGTTTATATGCCTATATGCTTGAAAGAAACTTTAATGTCAGAATTGGAAAATTATTCATTTTATGGCTTCAGTTTGTAAGAAATGAAGCAACACAATGGATTTACTACAAGACAGTATATTTACCAGTACCTTATCTTCACTATGAGGCAATAGCAATATTGAAGGAGCAGGAGGAGATGCTGATAAAACAAGAAAGTCCCGGGGAATCCGACTTAAATTTTCCGGGCTATTAATCTCCTATATTTAAAGGTGGCATCCTGTAAGGGTGCTGCCTTTTTTTAAAACGATAAGTTATGTTTTTATTTCGTATGGACACAACAGGTCTGGCAACACTTCATCCAGACGCGGTAAGATTAACCGAATATCTTAAAGATCTCGGTCAGAAGCAACTTCAGTATGTGATTCTGGTTTATGACTTGGACGACTCTCCTTTGCGGAAAAAGCCACTGGAGGAGCGCAGGATATTTGCAAAACGCAAACTTGGAATAAATGAAGAGCGTGATTATGAAAACCTGGATACCATGAAAAAGGCCATAGAGGAGTACCAGGCATTGAATTTTAATTTACGAAGGACAATGAAGGATTCCTATCTGACCAAGATAATGCAGTTGCAGAGAGCTATTATGATCGAGGATGATCCGACCAGGATAAAACAATTTACGAGTAGTATTGACATACTTGAGAATAAGGTTCATGAAATGGAACTGGCATTGGAGGAAGAGGAAAAGATCGAATTAAGAGGAAAGAAATCGTTGAGTTTCCTTGAACTTTACAAACGGAATCAAAGAGAACACCGCAAATTTATGAATGTATGATTTCATCACCATTTGTCGGAGTTGATAATCCGATTTTAAAAGCCAGTGATCACACCGTTAGTGGTAAGACATGGATTTACACACCATTGATAAAACAAGGGGGTTTTAATCCAAGTCCCATTGCTGGAAAGATACCTATATATGCAGACAGTGTCAACAATCCGCGAGCTGTTGGTACCACGGCATATAGAGAATTTTGGGAAGAGCAGATCTATTATTGTGAAAATGGATATACTACCGGAGGTATATACATTCCCGGACGGGAATATCACTATCTTAATTTCAAGATCATCGACGGGTTATACGGTCCGACATATCCTCATTTTACCGATCTTCACCACGAACTTTTTGTTGTCACCGACTGGATCCGCGTGAACAATGATTACATCGGAATTGTAATACCAAAGAAACGGCGTGCAGGATTGAGTTTCTTCGGCACAGAAATTATTGACTACGGGATGAAATTTATTCCGGCATATCGCGCAGGCATAGGTGCGGGATTGGATACTTATTCCAGCGGATTTCGCAGCAAGCTTTACAGAACCTATAATAATACCGTTCCTGAATTCCGACAGAATCATTTACTGAGAAATACTGAACAGCTAAAGATCGGTTATGAGGAGAATACTGCTCAGGGGTTCCAGGAAGTTGTGGAAGCCGATGTTCTGTTCCGGACAATGAAAGATTCTGAAAGTAAACTTGAGGGCGAATTCTTTCATGATGTGATTCTGGAAGAGGCCGGGGAGTTTCCATTGGTAAGCGAAACATACTCATCGATAAAACCCGCCATGGCAATGGGAGAAAATTATGTTGGTATGTTTTACATCTACGGCACCGGTGGGAACATGATGAAGTCAAGTGCTGCTTTCAAGCATATATGGCATGAAGCGGAAAGCCTCAGTTTATACCGGTTCTTTATACCGGCACCGAGATTTTATGCTCCATGTTACAGAGGATTCAAAGATCTGACAGGGAAGCCAATCCACAGAACGCCAAACCTGGATGCTGCCTTTCCTGATCTGGAACCGGAACAACTTTTAGGATGTGAAGATGTGAAAGAGGCCATGATATCATTGGAGACCCAGGAAAAGAGACTGGCAGAAAATCCTGAAAAGAAAAGACTTATCGAACACAAACAGGACAATCCAAAAGAAGTGCAGGATGTGTTTACATCTTCAGGTAGCAATAACTTCAACAATGAGAAACTTTATTATCAGCTATACTGTATTGAATCGGAACCATCCAGGCGTTATCAGCCATACGTACTTGAATTTGTAAAGGATATAAACGGTGAGATTGTCATGCCCTTGCAGGTATATTTGCGAAATCTCAAAAGGGAGGATCCTCAGTGGAAATATGTTTATATCTACAAAAGGCCATTGCCAGGATACAGGAATCTTGACATTGTTGGTATTGACGGATACAATGAAGACAAAACGACAACAACGGCTTCCTTGGGAGCCATTGTTGTCGTCCGTAGAAACGACACACGCAATGACCTGAAAGATGATGATGAAGAAGGAAAGATCATTATCTGTGCATATATGGGGAGGCCGCCAAGAAAAGAATATTTCTGGGAAATTGGTCTCAAGATAAGCATCCTGTACAATGCTGTTGAAAATACGATGATCTCAGCAGAGCATGATGCGGTCATTCAGTTTTACAAAGACAATGGAGGAAGGAAATATCTTTCTCCACGTCCAAAGAGTTTCGATGCTCCGGAAAGTCAGCTGTTACATGATTTCGGTGTTAAGATGACCAATTATTCAAAACCCAGGATGCTCAGTTTGATCCAAAGCTGGGTAGAGGATAATGCTGCTTTCTGTTGGTTTGAATGGGTGATATCGGATTTAATCTCATATGACCAGGACAATATCGGGACTGACTGGGATAGTGGTGATGCGCTTGGATATGCATTAATGAGAATAATAGATATGGGAAAGATGGCAAAGAAAGCAGATGAAAATGCACATTTCAATATTTTACCCAGTTTTAAGGAAGTCGATGGAAATATCATTGAAGAGTCTCCGCGAATTAAGAAATTAACGACACAGGATAAGGAAATACTTAGGGGAATGCCACCTGCAATAACAGAATTTTGGGGCGAATAAAATATTTTACAAATATCTTGCATTTAGATAGTCTGTTGTTGTATTTTTGTTATTCGACAAACAGATATAATTCCATTGGCAACATTCCCGTCAATATATATTCCAGAATCAAAGAAGAATCTGGAATGGTGCAAGCAGTACATCGATGCTGCTATTGATTTCTGGCGCACCTCCCGTAATGGATACCAAAACAATTTCGATAGTTCTTATAATACATTCAACGGGATCACCCGGAATGTAGCTAAGAATTTTATATCGAAACGGTACGGAAAGGCTTCATCACAACCTTACATTTCGTACCGGCTCGGACGTACAAAGGTAAAACTATTGATTGGGGAGTTCTTGGAACTCCCTTTGCATAAGCAGGTGTCAACAATAAACCGAGAAGCCATATCGAAGAAACTGAAACGGTATAACCTGGCAAGAGCTGCCATAGGAATGCGCAATGAACTCGATGCCGTTGAAAAACATATCGGAATCCGCCCGTTAGGCAATGTAAGAATACCGGAACCCAAAGATCCGAATATCCTGGACTTTCTCAACCCAAAGACTCAGAATGAATTGATCATGCAATGGATCATTGATGAGAAAGTGGAAAAACAAACCCTGAAGGCACAATTCGCAATAAACTTCACCGATCAGATTGTGGTAAGTGAATGCCATGGAGTAATAGAAAGAGACCGTTATGGCGTTGACACATACAGAGCGATTCCTCCCAAAAATGCCATATTTGTCGAAAGTGTGAATGATCCGCTTTGTGACAGATCTCCATTCAAAGGAGAGGTACAATTGATGTATGCACATGAAGTATTTGCCAAATATCCGGAGCTGACAGATAAGCAAAAAGAAGAGATCAATGCCTTACTGGAATCAAGCAACAATCCAGAATTTTCACAGGTTCAGTTTGTAAATGGAATTCCGGCAATCAATGTCTACACGATACAATGGAAAAATCTCAAACCAAAGTATGTAAAGGAAAGTTACAGCAAGAATAGTACAGTTCCATATCTCACCGACATCTCTCCCAGGTATTATGAAGGTAATCAAAAAACCATTCAGAAAGAAGTAGAGAAAGGGATCTATAAGATCAACACATACTATCATGAAGAAATATGGGAGGGGATCAGGATAGGTGAGGAAATTTACATACGTTGCGGTCCAAAGCAGGGAATGATACAGAAAGAAGGTGAAACCGGAAAGTATATCGCAAATTTCAATTATGTAAACCTTTTATTCGGAACGGTAAACGGGGTACGCGTTTCGTTGCAGGATCTTTGTTTTGGCCTGGATCAGCTTTACGATATTGTAATCTATCAGATCATCGAGGAGATTAAAAAACTCAAAGGTAAGATCTTTGCTTATGACGAAGCTGCAACCCCCGCCCAGCAAACAATCAAGGATGTACTTTACGATCTGGCCGAACACAGCATACTACGATATAACACATCTTCAGAAGGAAACGTAAGCCAGCGAAATCTCGAAGGCGTGGACAGGATAATCCAGGAGTTGGATCTTGGACTGTCGCAATCCTTCCAGCAGTTGATCATGCTGAAAAATGACATTGAAAAAACAATCGATCGTCTTACCGGGATCAATGAAGACCGCGAAGGTGGCATAAAGGCAACACAAACGGCTACAGGAGCACTTCAAAATCTGCAGGCCAGTAGAAGTATTACCAATGATATTTTCTTTTTTGCACAACAGTATATTTCCAGGACTCTTATGACATTGGTTGAGAATACCAAGACAAACAAGAAGTGGTTAAGATCCAACCAGGGTGACATTCTATTGGGAACAGGACTTGCTTCAGAACTTATCCGAATGGATGAAGTGAGTTTTGACAGCTATGATGTTTACCTCAGCGATGGCAAACGTGAAAGGGAAGTAAGGGATCTCGCGTTACAGTTATTCCCGCAAGAGATCAACGCCGGTCAGCTGAGGACCAAAGATGTTATCGAATTTGCACTGGCTGAAGATATTAACCAGGCACTTGCTGTGCTTGGAAAAGGATGGCAAGCGGTTCAGGAGGTTGCGGAAAAACAGAATCAGGCAAGAGCAACCGAGATACAACAAAAAACAGAAGGTCAGCGCGAGCTTATGAGGGAAGACCGGGAAGACAGGCAGGGTCATGAATTACAAAGAGATGCACAGAAGATCCAGGGTGAAAAAGAACTTGCGATGATAAACAAAGGAGCTGATGGCCTGATCAATGCTCAGCAAAACAAATGGCAGAGCCAGAACAGAAATCAATAACACTATCTCTCTATGGAAACACAAAAGGATAAAAAAACTGATCTTCCCGAAATAGATCCTAAGAAAACAGGATATGAAGGAACGGGAGAGGAAGACCCCAGGGGTCAGGTTGAGAACGACAACGACATTAAATTGCCGCAGTCGAAAAAGATCGAACCGGAAACAACAACCGAGAAGGAAGAGAAAAAAGAAGAAATAAAAGAAAATAAAGATTCTTCAGAGCTTTCGGATTATGAAAAGGCTCTTCTGGAAGGTGACGAAGATCTTGCATTTGCAAAGGATAAGAAACAGGATGCAGACAAAAACGAGGAACCTGATGATAAGGCGAAGGACAAGGATGAGGATGATGTGTTCCAATACACACCGGAAGAAGATACCGAAGCAGAAAAAGATTTGGAAAAACCTCAGTCTGTAGACTGGATTTTAAAAGCAAAAAAGATTGGATTTGAAATAAAAAGTAATGATCCGGAAGAGTTTGATCTTGGTCTTATTACGCACATAGAGGCGCAAAAACAAAAGGTTGAACCTGACGTATCGAAGTATGCGCCGGAGGCGCAGGAGTTGATAAAATTGATAGAAAATGGTCTCTCTATGGCTGACATCTTGAATCCTGTAAAGGAATACAACGATGCGCTGGCTATGCCTGATGATGAAAAGGTCGAGAATTATTTGGTTTATGTTGACAAAGTACCACAGGACAAAGTCAAGGAAACGATCAGTGATTTGTATGACGAGGGAAAGTTCAAAGATAAACTTACCCAGGTCAACAATGTTCTTACTCAGTTGCGAGAAAACAAATTTAAAGAGATCCTGACAGCGCACCAGCAGAGGTTTGAGGCAAGAGCACAAGCCATTAAACTGCAGGCGCAGAATGAGAGGAACGAAATGGTCAAGGTACTGAACGACATGACCGATTTTATGGGCTTGCCACTACCGGTATCCGTAAAAGACGCCTTAAAGAAAGAGATTCAGACAGGTCAGCTTACCAAAAAGAATGATAATGCTACCACACAGATCAAGGCAAGGTTATTTGATCTGTTTGGAACAAAAGCGTTGGCAAAACTTTCAGGACAGTTGAAGGAAGCAAACAGGGAAGGTTTTAATAAAGGTAAAGCAACAGAACTGGAAAAGCTTCATAATGAACCGATACAGATAATTGATGCAGCAGGACATGTCAAGATTTCAAAAAAGGATATCGAAAACAGTCACCCGTTGGCAGCTTTCCGGGACATTGAGAAAGATGCGAAAGATGCATACAGTTAACAATTAAAAACAGAATAAAATGGCAAAAATTCAGATAACCGAAGGAACATGGAATACTGATTGTACCTCCGAGTTAAATCTTACCAATGCACACGCCAAGGACCCGTCAGCGGGTTATGATAAGGTGATCATGTACGCTGAAAAGCGTTATTTGATGACATTCATTACGGCCGGTGCAACCAATGGCGCATTTACAGCAGCCAGGACGACAGACGCATACAAAACGCGTATCCCTACCATTCCTTCCGGAGAACTTATCGACGGAAAGGCATGGCGTTACCATATCATGGGAAGGATTCAAAAAGCCTCCCTGATCAATTCCCTTATCGGAGTCCCATCTGTGGGAACTGATAAAGCCGGAGGATTCTTTCAGTTGTCATTGCGTGATAACTACATCCAGCCGGATATGAATGTTATCTTCTATAACGGGAAAATGGCAAAGTCAACAGGAACCCCGACAGGAACGGAAGGTAATTATATTTACCGGTTCCAGTGCTATCCGGGAGACACCTTTGATTGGAACACCTGGATTGCTCCACAGACAGGACAGAAAACCTGCTTCGGCGGCTTTTCCATGCATGGCGAACGGTCAATTCGTGGCTACGGGCGCGTCCACTATCCGCAAAGTTTCATCAATCATATGACCATCCAGAGGAAATCAATCGGTCTTACCGGAGATGCCAATGCAGAAAGGGTCTTGTGGTACGTGACACAGAACAAAAGCGGAGAACTCGGACGTGGCTGGGGCTTCTGGCTCGAATCACAGGCGCGGACACAGTTCCTGCTGGAAGATGAATTTCAGAAATGGTGGGGCAAATCCACAATGAAGGATGCTTTTGGAAATCTTCTTGCCTCTCCTTCGATGATCGACGAAGAAACTGGTTTTCCGATCACCGCTGGTGATGGATGGTACGAACAGGTGAAGGGTGCTAACGATATGGAAGCTTCCGGAAGTGACGGCTCATTCACATGGGATGACCTTTCAGATATGATCACTGCCCTGAAAAAGAAAAGCAACGAATCAACAGGCAAGCTGTTCTATGCAGTAACGGGATCTGATGGGATGGCAACCGCAAGTGCCCTGGCTGCACAGTACGCAAAGGATAACTACAACATCACGCAGAATATCGAGGCCCCAGGTAACATTGGAGGATTTGGTCCTGCCATTGGTTATACCTTCGACCGGATCAACATCAACGGAAACCAGATTTATTTTGTGGAGAACCCGATGATGGATGATGAATTGAAATTCCCGCGCCGGCTCACAAACGGAAAACTTGCCATGAGCAACACCGTGTATTTTGTTGATGCCACCCCCGATGATGTTGGAAAACCCAATGTTGAGATTCGTACAAGGGGTCGGGGAAGTATCAACCGTAACATGGTTTACTACTACCTGAACGGAATGACTGGTGACGGCCAACCCTTTACCAGTGTGGATGCGAAGGAATTCCACATGCTGAAAGAAAACATGATGGTTGTTTACAACACGCGTACAAATGGGATCCTGACCCCGGCTTCTACTGCATAAAAATCAACAATTCACAGGGCTGTCGTCAGGGGCAGCCCTTTTTAAAAATAACGTATTTTTAAACTCTCTCTATATGAACTTACTTGTAACAGAACAGGAACGGTCGATGATATCCGAGAAGTATTCCAAGCTTATCGGAGACAAAATAAAGACACGCGTTGTCGATCTTGAACAACTCGGCGAATATCTTCGCAAACAAAGAAAAGCAAATGGTCTCTCTTTGTTCATTGACATCAAGCCTATCCGTGTTGACAAATACAAAGACATCAATTACAGTTTTTCATTTGTCAAGGATAGGGTAACCGGGGTTCACTTTGGCATACCAAGCGAATTTCACCCTGACGGGCAGATCAAGTGGGTAAAGATCCCAATGAATGAATTTGTAAGCCTTAATTTGAACAATGCGATGGATATGAACTACTGGATCGTGATCAGGATGCATCCAAAGGTGAAAGATTCACCTTTCGATGACGGTGATCCGATCTTTTACGTTCACGATCCGGAACAGGAGGCTACGCAGAAGATCTATGAGGCCGAACAGGTGCAGCAAGCTATTCTCAGGGCAACAGAAATAAAGAAAAACGAACTCGTCAATTTTGCTCGTTACATTGGTCTTCATCTGGAATCGAATGTTTCAGACAGGATCATCCGCAGTATGATAATGCAAGCAGCGGTCAATCAGCCTGTTTTCTTCAATCAGAAGTATGAAGATCCAAACCGTAAGATCCACGAAGTTGTAAAAAATGCAGAGCAACTTGGAATCATTCGTTACAGTATCGACAAAGGATATAATTTCAAGAATCTATTCCTTGGAAACAGCGAATACGAGGTTCTGAGATATATGCTTGAAAACACGATGGTATTGAGCAGCATTGCCAATGAAACACGCAACATCGACAAGCTTGGCAACAAAATGGAAGAAGAATCCCAGGAAGAGGACGAAAAACCAAAGAAACAAAAAAAAGAAAAGGACTAAGCCATGAATGTAGTACAGATGCATAACCGGACATATTTTTTCCTGGACAGCATTAAATCTCCAAGGTTTCCTTCTCGTCAGGTTGATGAGGCAATAAATTCTGCCATCAACAAGATAATCACAGACAGATACCTTGCCATTAAACGTAATCCAGGATATGCATTTCAATCGAATCAGCGATTACGGGATGAATTATACACCCTTGTACAAAAATCAGCTGAAATTGCGGCTGCAGGTGGAATCATTCCTATTGCCAATTTTCCGGTAAATTACAAGTTCCTTCTTAACTGCAAGATCAAAGTAAGCGGTTCCTGGTACTTTACGATACCTATGACTTATGATGAAATGAGCATGATCGAGAGGGATCCATTCCAAAGGCCAACGATCCGGTACCCGGAACGATGTTACCGCATTGAAAGTGCGGTAGGTCTGGAATTTGAGTTTGGAGATAGTGGTGCACTTGAAAAAGCCATCCTGTATTACATCAAGAAACCTGCAACAGTAGCTATTGGTACAGAATCCAATCCAGGAACCTTATCTGCTGGTACATATATAGCCCTTACAGATATTGTCTGGGATAATATCCCTCCAACTGATCCTGTTTCCTCGCAATCCGGAACAGTAATTACTCCGGGTGCGTCATGGACACTTTCATCCGGTATCGTTGTTTCTGGTCACACGAACAGTGATGTGCCGGAGACGCTTCATGATGAAGTATGTTCAACAGCAGCTCAAATATTATCCGGAGTTGTTGAAAACTTTGATAGAGAAAGATCAATACAATCTCTCAATGAAGACGTACCTTTACAGGTGCGAAATCAATAGTTAACTTAATTTTGAAAAAACGAAAAACCGAAAAAAAATGAAAACTGTAGAACAAAGAATTATCATTACAAATCGTGAAAGAAACAATCTTTTTACAATGGATGATGATGGCTTCATTCATCTGTATTATGATCCGGATGCGGACGATCTCATCGATACGCTTCCTCCTTTCCATACCAATCCATTCAATAGCCTCGGTGTAACCTGGCCGGCTGCAGAAGTTCAGCAGCAGGTCACTATTCTCTGTGGAGAAGAAGTGATTGTTGCCAATACCAAATATGGCATTGAGATAGGATGCCAGGGAATGACCTACGAAGGTGCGCCAACAGGAACAAAAGCTTATGGGTATACTTCCCCGACGCCTTTGAGTGGCGATGCCGATCTTGACAGGGCACAGGTTGTCAATGCCCTTGTTTCAAAAATCAATGCTGATCCGAACAATTATGTACGGGCTGTAGCATGCACACGAATCGAAGCAGTACTGGAGGCAGTGCTTCCCACCTTTGCCCCCGGAGATTATGTTTTCCAAACCGACACGGATTTTGATGCAGCTACATGGGTAGCTCGTATTGCATGGTCCACTCCGGGTGCAGAAGCCGGTGACAATGTGGTAATTTATGTCTATGACGAAACAGGCGAGATCGACACGTCTACTGATCAGGCATTGTACGTAAACACTACCACCCCTGCAGCGCTTACGACTGATGCGGTAAAGAATGAATACATTCTCAGTCAAAGTATCCAGCTGATTGACGACGCCAACTATTTCCCGCCAAGGCCATTTACCAGGAAGGGAGCAAATGTGATCCTCAAAACAAAAGGATGGACTGCTGCTACAACCGTTTATACCGGTGTTGAAGCCGTATATTGCCAGGGCATTACAACGGATATGCTTAAAAGGTATCCTGTATTCCATTACAGTGGACTGGAAGTAACCGGTAATGCTGCCGGAACAGGTATCGGAGAGGCCGACTGGTTGATGAATGAACTTCCAAGTGCGACTTATTATGCCAAACTTGACCTTGGTCTTGCAAAGTATATCCAGGGAGGTCCGGCTGCAAATCCAATGTACGAAGCTGAATATGTAATGTATATCATCTATGTGCCGGTTTCTGCACTGGGCGAAGATGAAGGACTTGCAGCACAGGTTGCGTCTGGTCTTATGATGATCAAATATGGAGAAATAGGTGTATAGTAGTTCTTGATTAATCCTTACAAGAGGAGGCGTATGAACGCCTCCTCTTATTAAAAACTACTACTATGCCACAGATACTTGCTCCACGTAAACGAATCACCGAGCATTACTGGTTTCAGGGCAAATGGACTATTTATGAGGTAGAGGATATTACCATAGAAACTCTTAATGAAGATCCAAAATGGCTTGGAGCTGATAACAAGAGTGTTTTAAGCCATATAAGGCAAATAGTCCGTAAACTCAAATCTGCAAGTCGTGTAGCAACGGGCGAGGCAGGTGAGGACCTTAATGCTCATTGCGGAATCATTCTCCATTCTGATGGGAAATTTTATCATTTCAATCCCACTGTTCCAGAACATGTCGGAAGGCTCATTGGTATTT